GGTTATCAAGCCGGGTGGACATGCTCTTGTTTGGGCTTTGCCACGAACCAGCCATTGGACGGCTACGGCGTGGGAAAATGCCGGATGGGAGCCAAGGGACAGAATTTGTCATATATTCTCGACCGGTTTCCCTAAAAGTGCAAATATCTCCAAGCAAATTGACCGGATGGCCGGTGCGGAGCGGGAGGTGGTTAGTACTAATCCTAATTATCGTCCCAATTCTGGTGCGATAGCTGACCCTAAATGGTGGCAAGATAGGAGCAGTGGACTTATCACCGCCCCCGCCACCGACGCCGCCAAGCAGTGGGATGGATGGGGGACGGCGCTTAAGCCGGCCGTGGAAGACTATTGGCTGTTTCGCAAGCCACTCGCCGAGCGCACCGTTGCCGCCAACGTGCTGGAGTGGGGGACGGGTGGTGTAAATGTGGATGGGTGTCGGATTGGAACTGCTGCTGATATGAATGCACGTGATTTTGATGATTCGCGCCGTTCTGCGCCCAAGTTTAGCGGCAAGTTTAACAATGGACAGACAGGACAATACCGGAACGGTTCCGGTATTGTCCCTAATGGCCGCTTCCCCGCCAACCTCATCCACGATGGAAGTGCGGAGGTGGAGGCGGTGTTTCCGGTGACGGGGCCAAGCAAGGCATTCGCCAGAGGTGGGACAAACCCAAACCCAATGGACTGGGGTGGTAAAAGAGCTGATGGTCATATTGTTAAAGGCCACGATGACCAAGGCGGCTCCGCTGCCCGTTTTTTTTACGCAGCCAAGGCGTCACGGTCTGAGCGCGAGGCGGGGCTGGAGGGGCTGGAGGAGCGTGAACGGCAAGCATATGGCGACTTTCAGGGAACGCCAGAACACGCGCCAAAACAAAACGTGCAAGGACGCAACCATCATCCGACCGTCAAACCCATTGCCCTGATGCGCTACCTTTGCCGCCTTGTCACTCCTCCCGGTGGCATCGTGCTCGACCCGTTTACTGGCTCAGGAACTACCGGATGCGCGGCAATGCTTGAGGGGTTTAAGTTTATTGGTATTGAACGGGAAGAGCAGTATGTAGAAATAGCTCGGAAACGAATAGAATACTGGCGGCAAGTGGCAGAATATACGCCACCAGGTACTGAACAGGCTCAAATGACGCTGTTAGATATGCAAGATGAGTAGTGCCAAGGAATTAGCCCGGAAACGGGTCAAGATAAAACTGGAACTGAATCGGCGACGAAGGCGGAGGGCCAAGAAACTGCCCGTGCCCTTGCCTTCGTTGTATCCCAAGCAGGAAGAGATAAAAGCATCTGCCAAGCGGTACAACGTGCTTGATATTGGACGCCGGGCGGGTAAAACCTACCTTGGTGTACATTTAGCACTGGAAGCGGCAGCTAATGGTGAGCTGGTGGGTTGGTTTAGTCCGACCTATAAGTACTTGTTGGACGTTTGGCGTGATTTGGAGCGACCTTCACGGGGTATAGCCAATCGTATCAACGCAACTGAGCGGCGAATTGAATTTCCAAACGGAGGAATGATAGAAGCATGGACACTGGAAAACTCGGATGCGGGACGTGGACGGCGATACCATCTCGCTATCGTAGACGAAGCGGCGATGGTAGGGAATCTTCTACAGTCATGGAACGAGGCGATAAGTCCGACGCTGACGGACTTTCAGGGAACTGCATGGTTTTTGTCAACACCGAAGGGCTTGAATTTCTTTCACGACTTGTGGCTGCGCGGCCAAGATACAGAGAACTACCCAAACTGGATCTCTTGGCTCTTGCCGTCGGCAGTAAACCCGTTCCTGCCACCGAAGGAGATTGAGGAGGCTCGCAAGTCCCTGCCGGAAATGACATTCCGGCAGGAGTACTTGGCGGAGTTCTTGCAAAACGAGGGCGCAGTCTTTCGCAATATTGACGCCTGCCTGTCACCTGATACCGGCGACCACAAGGGGCATCGCCTCTTTGCCGGGGTTGACTGGGGCCAACAAAATGACTTCACGGCGATTTCAATCATCTGCGGGACGTGCAAGCACGAGGTTGAGCTGGACAGATTCAACAAGATCGAATTTGCATTCCAGAGAGCGCGATTGAAGGCCGCGATTGACCGCTGGCGAGTGCAAGCGATCGTCGCCGAGACGAACAGCATTGGCCAGCCCAACCTTGAAGCGTTGGTGCGGGAAGGTCTGCCGGTGCGTGGCTTCGAGACGACGGCATCAAGCAAGCCGCCGCTGATCCAATCGCTGGCCCTCGCGCTTGAGCGTGTCGAATGCCAGTGGCTTCCTGATCCGGTCGGTCGCGTCGAGCTGCTGTCATACGAAGCAAAGCGCAACGCCACGACCGGCCGCGTCAGCTATTCCGCGCCGTCTGGTGGCCACGACGATACTGTTATGGCTCGCGCTCTGGCGTGGGAATGTGTGCAGCGGGGGGCAGTGGGAAATGCATACTGAAAAAGTTTTTACTGGAAATGGTTTAAGCGTGTAACTGTATGGGCATATTAGACAGATTCAAAGCAGCTTCGATCGCGTTCAGGTTTCCAAGCAACCTGACACACCGTGCTGGCTCATTCCTGAGTCTGGCTCCCCGTACATTCCCATATGAGAACACCGACCCGCTTGGGGATTCTGCCGTCGTCAATGTGCTGGCGTGGATTCAGCGCAATTTTGTGCAAGCTGAGTTTGAGGTTTACCGCGAGCTTGTTGACGACAAAGATGAGACGATCCCCGACCACCCATTGACCCGCCTGATCGAGCGGCCGAATGTCGGCTATGATGCGGCCGCGCTCTGGGCCGGAACGCTTCTCAGCTATCACCTTGACGGCAATGCATACTGGATCAAGGCGCGAAACGCCCGAGGATTCGGCGTGCCGACCGAGGTCTGGTATGAGCCGCACTGGGGCATCAAGCCGCAATGGCCCGAGGATGGCTCCGCGTTCATCGATTACTATGAACGGCGCATCAACGGCACGATCGAGCGCATCCCGGTTGAGAATGTGGTGCATTTCAGGAACGGTATCAATCCGGCCAACCCGCGTTACGGTCTGGCTCCGTTGAAAGCCGCTCTCCTCCAGGTATTCACCGACACCGAGGTTTCTCTCTGGGTGGCTGCCCTATGCCGGAATATGGCCATCCCCGGTGTGATTGTTTCGCCGCAAGAGTCAATCGGGATGACCTACGAGAAGGCGGAGGAGATCAAGCAGACGTGGAAAAGGAAATTCGGCGGGGACAACAGGGGCGAGCCGCTCATCCTCGACTTTCAGGCCGACATCAAGACTTTGGGCTACGACCCGAAGACGATGGACTTTGGCGCGATCACCAACCTGGCTGAATCGCGCATTGCCGGGGCTATGGGTGTCCCTGCCATTGTCGCGGGGCTGTCAGCCGGTCTGGATAGCAGTACCTACAACAACCTTGCCAACCTCAAGAAGTCAGCCTTTGAGGAGTGCTTGATTCCGACGTGGCAGGCATTCGAGAAGACGATTGCCCGTCAGCTGTTGCCCGACTTCGAGCGCGATACGACCTCGATTGATTGCGAGTTTGACACCAGCGAGATCCGCGCCCTTCAAGAGAATCAGTCAGAGAAAGAGACGCGAGCAATCGCCGCGTGGCAAGCCGGGGTGACGACCCTCAACGAAACTCGCGCACAATTCGGGTACGATCCCGATCCGGCTGGCGACTATTACCTTCAGCCAAACAGCGCAACGCCGACGATGCCGAGCAAGGCAATCGAAAAGATCGAGAATCCACCGGCTCCCCCGGTGGCAACAATTCAGCCGCAGCAAGGTGACTCGCTACCACCAGGACTGGCTGAGGGTGATCAAGCAAAGCGTTCCTCCGGGCCTGATCACCCCTTTTTCAAATCAATTGAATGGGATGGGATGATTCTCCGCCGTCAGCCGACGGAGATCGAGGCCCGAATCATCAAGCAAATCGACGCCGAGTATCAGGCCGGTAAGCTCTCGATGGAGAGCAGGCTCACCGCTCTGCGCTCAAAGTACGTGTCACAGATCGTCGATGAGTTGGCCGATCTGCCAGAGGATGAGTACTACACAGCCACAGTCTCCCCCACCGCTGCCGATCGGACTGCTCTGGTCGCTGTCCTCTCGGCAATCTTCCTCCGGGGTGCGCGGCTGATCGTGGAGGAGTTGCGCAATCAGGGAGGCGGCGAAGGTGACCCGACCGCCACGCCTGACCAGCGCAGCCTCTCCACGATTGCCGGAGCATTGGTCAGCAAGATCGCCAACGACGTGCAAGCGCGTGGCACTGGCGCGGCGATCCGTGCCGTGTTGCTGGGTCAGGACGTGCGGCAGGTGGTGACGACGGCTCTCGACGAGGGGTCAACGGCCTATGTCACCAGATCCGCAGCCGAGGCCACCAACTGGGCCTTGGGCCGGGGACGTGACGCGGAGATTGAGCAGCGATCTGATGAGATCGAATATCTTGTCTACTCTGCCGTCCTCGATGCCAGCACGTGCAATCCGTGCGGCGAGGCCGATGGAATGGGTGGCCAGCTGGGTGAAATCCCAGACGTGCCGAATCCCGATTGTGATGGCGGGGCAAATTGCCGATGCCTGCATATTCCGGTTGTGGCAACGGGTGAGCAGCTCAAGGGGTACACCGGCAGGAAGGCGACTTACCGGGGCGAGTCGATCGACCTCAAGCCAACCGATGGAATGAAGTCGGAGGCCCAGAAGGGGCTCGACTGGCGCAAGGAATTCAATCGCGGCGGGACTGCCGTCGGCGTGGCCCGAGCGCGTGACATCATCAATGGCCGCGAATTGTCGCCCAGCACCGTGAAGCGGATGTACTCATTCTTTTCGCGTCACGAGGTCGACAAGCAAGGTATCGGATTCAACCCCGGCGAGGATGGGTATCCGTCTGCCGGTCGCATTGCGTGGGCCTTGTGGGGCGGCGATGCAGGCCAATCGTGGGCCGCTGCGCGAGTCGCGCAGATGGACGCCGCCGACGATGACGAGGGCTAATTAACGGGGGCGATTGCTTCG